GATCGCACAAGAACCTTTAATGTCGAACTTATTCGGCATTGATTCTTCGTCCTTCAACTTCTTAACGTGCAATACCAAGTGAATGTGGCAACCAGTATCAGCGGCAATAGTGCAAAGAGCATTAACAAAGTCTTTCTGTGCGTTGTAGTTGTCTTCACCTGCTACAACCTTCATCAAGTTGTCGACAAAGAACTGAGTAATACCAAACTTCGATATCGAGTACCGGATAACCGCAAGCATAACCTCGGGTTTGCATGAGCCAAGATGATCGTACAGCCACAATTTACCGTCCGTCCAACTGTGCAGCTTGCGAATGTATTCAATCTTAGGTTCAAACGCACCGAATGATTGTCTAGCGAACCGCGCCATAGTCTTAATTGGCGGCATTTCCAACGATGCCAAGCAAACCCTCTCTCCTTGATCGCATAAGCTGAGAACCGCTTGCCCCGACATCATCGACTTACCATGTCCGTTAATACCCGCCCACAATGTTACTTCACCCTTACGCACGTTAAAAACCGAATGAGTGCAACGCCATGGCAATCTAAGTTTAGGCGCTTCCTGCGGCTTGTAAAAGTGATCTATCACACCATCAAGCCATGAACTAGCAGGATTAACCGCGTGATTTACTTCTTCGTCCATCCATTCCGTTAAATCAAAATCATCTCGAATCAACTGCATAGTTCCCCCGAAAACATCTTATTTTGAATGCTGCACCATGGATTAGGAATCAGCTTCATTTTTAATTCCCGTTGCGGCTTGTCTAGCGCCTTCTCACAAGGCAATCGCCAGAACTCCGCGCCTTCCTTACGATCTACGTCCCAAATCGCTAGATAACGCGGCTTCGTCTCTGCAATCGCCTTTATTGTCTGAAACCAATCAACACCAGAACTCGCATAAACGCAAATATCCAAACCCCTACACCATGACCATTCATATTCATTTTTGGCAATCGCATAAACCGTGTGATTAAGTTCTTCAATTCTGCCAACAAGCGAAACGAGGATCATTTCATCAGGACGGTATCCACGTTTGCGCAAGTCAATGATCTTGTGAGCATTGGTCGGTATCATCTTGGAAGTGGTTGACGTTGCCATTTTCCGATCTCCCCCGTATAAACCATATCACCTTTACGATCCCCAATTTTCCATTGTGGTTCTGAAACAACATTTGCCAACTGACCAGCATATTGTGCGAAATTCGTTGCATTGAACAATGTTGCTGGGCGCAAATACTCAACCATCTTTTTGTCATTCAGCCATTCAGCAACTTTTGAATCAATTACCTGCTTGCACTTTTCAACCGTTGCCCCTTCTTTCAATCTCGACTCAATCAATTTCAGATTTGCAGGGACTGGCTGAAAGTCTCGATTAGTCTTTTCGTTTAAGTATTGCAAAACAGCGATAAGGTCGGGCTTGCTCGACAAAGGTTCTTTTATTGGTTCTTGGTTATTGGTTATTGGTTCTTGGTTGGCATCGTCTCTTGCATTGCGTTCGCTATGCGTTGGCATTGCGTTCGCATTATTTGCCCATCTTTTGTGAGCTGCATCACGTGATTTTTCACTTTTACCGTGAAATTTCAATATTTCATCATCGCATCTTTTATGATGAAAACCATCTTCCAATTGAACGAAGAAGTCTTTTAACACGTTTTCATACGCTTTTGATTCGTCCGCAGTGCGAACGCATACCAAACGCATGTTTGACGCATGATCTAATGATAAAGGCTGTTCGTTGGTGTAATACAAATCAAGAAGTTGACGGTAAATGCCATGTTCAAGAAGTGTTAGGTGCGCGGTATCTTTTCGATAGTCGCCGATGTGGTGCTGGTAGTAGTACATCATTCCACCTCTGCAATTGGAAAACTAAAATCGTCTTCACGCAATGAAGAAACCCAATAGCCAGAAGTATTTTTACCCATTCCTTTATCAAGCATTTCATCGACTGTTAGGCATCGTCTTTTTGTTCCAAACTCGCCCGTTCTGTGTTTATCGAATGCAAAACTTGAATTGAACAACTCACCACACCCAGCGCATTGATTTCGATCTCCGCGCACTTTAGCTTTTTCCATTTTATTTCCTTTGAATGCAAAAAGGCTTCACCTGCACTCTCTCCAATATGGAGTTGGTCGAACGGGGCAAGTACCCGCCAGAATGCATGTGAAGCCTTACTTACTAATGTTGGCGACCAAGCCAGACTTAATTATAAACCGTTACTTAAAAAAATCAATCATCTATTTTTTCTTTGGACGTTGTAAAAGCACATATTGACAGACTTTAGCGCGACTGTATCGAGTAGGCGCGTCAATCATCTTGTGCATAAACACGTAGCCCATTGATTCTAGTTCAGGAATACGGGCTGCAAGCCTTGCAATACCAAGTTGCATTTGTGCTTGATGTGCTGTCAATCGGCTATTGCGACGAAAGTATTTTTTCAGTTCTTCTAGCTGTGTCATGCTATCTCCTTAAAATAAATCAACTTGCCTCGGGTCAATCTCTTTTGTAATGTAAATGATATAGTTGCCATTTGGCGATAAGTCGTCGCAGTCGCTTAAACCAGCCGCGCGCGGCATGGCCGTGACCTCGTGGCATACTTTGGCGCGTTCATGCTCGAATAAACAGCCAGTACATGACTGGCGCTTTGTCATTTCTTTTGCTGTAAATGGCTGAATATCCATATTTACACCTGTTCAATATCTTCGTAAATTTTCCAATCAACGCGCCGCCTTTTCATAAGCTCAACATACTTTTTATATGCGCTAGTTTTTGTTGGGCTAAATCCAAGACCTTTGCACCAATAGTCGTTTCTCAAAATAGTCTTGCAAATCTTGCGCCACGTTGGAACCTTGCCATAACTTTCTAATCTTACTTCGGCCTTATCAGGTATGCCGTCTTGATAGCCCCTCTTAGACCACCATTTAAGATAAACAGCCAACTTGTTTTTATAATGCTCTGCAGTTGGCTTTGGCATTGTATTAAGCAAGTGATTAGCAAAGCTTTCGTATGTGTGATTAGGAGGCAATGCAATGTGATGATTGCCAAGTACAGCGCCTTTTTCATCAGCATACAAAGCACCAGTATTTGCACCAGCAACACGCAAACAAACCTTTGCCCACATTTCAGGCTCTACAACTTGATACAGCCAAAGACCTTTTCTAGCCTCATCTCCAAACGGTTCGCAAATACGCATTTGAGATAATTTAATTCCAGCTTGATGCATTCTGTCATAAAGCTTGTTATACGGCTTTTCAAACTTTGCAAAATATGTCCAAAGGTCTGTTGTTTTCCAGTCATAAATTGGATAAATATTCCAGCAGTCGGCAATGACTTTAGTTGTCCATGGCTTACCTTCGTACATTGGCTTATCTCGTGCAATAGTTCTAAAACGATTTAAGCTTTCATCTGCACGAATGCCAATAAATGCCGCGCATTCTTGCCCTTGTGCGTACCATTCGCCAAAGCATGGGACAAATTCTTCAAACGGCATACCATCAAAATAGAATGGGAATATTGAACCATCAGTAATGCTAATTTCATCAGGTTGACGAACCCACAAATCTTTTTTGTTTTTGTCCCATGCTGTCCACTCTGGCTCGAATTGGCTAGTTGCGTTCCATGTTTTCATCGGCAATGCTACCCAATATGGGTCAATCCATTCCGCATATTCAGAATACATTTCTTTTGCAAAGCGGATCGTATGGCTTATTTGACATTCCCAATCAATAAACAAACAGCCTATTTTACGATTGCGATTTTTTGCCTCATCCATTACTAAATGAAGCATCAAAGTCGAATCTTTCCCAGCGCTAAAGCTAATGTAAATTCGCTCAAAATTATCAAAAGTCCATTTAATGCGTTCTTTTGCTGCGGTTAAAACATCAATTCCTAATCCACGTTTAGGCATTTTTCTCTCCCATCAATTTTGCTATGTGTTTTTGCTTCCAGTATTCAATTGCTCGGTCTGCGGCCTCATTGGCTAAATCTTGCTGCTCTTCTGTCAAAGTTCTCCATGCAAGCCTAGTAATATCTTCTGGTGCGTTATGATTGAAAGCACAAGCAGCGTGACCAATCCAAGCTTGATGATTGATTGACGATGCCGTTAAATTGCACTCACACGAGAAAGGCCATTCATCAACAACTTTTCGGCAAACCTGCTCAAAACAATCATATTCGATCATTAAATTTCTTGAATATTCCTGCAAGCTTTCCCGCTTTTCAATTGGAACCATTCGCCACATATCAGTTTTAAATTCTTCGCACAATTCAAACCGATGAAATATTCTTTTAATCTTCACTGATCAATTCCTCATTATCGTTTGAAATATCGGTAAAAGATTCTGCTTCCCACGCTTCGGAAAATTCCGAGTCATTGAACAATGAAGCAAGACCAGTAATTTGCGTCAATCGCAAAACTTCATCAGGTTCCATGCCAAGCTGCTTTGCAATCTTCTCATCAGACCAAAAACGGCGCTTCAATTCCACGACAATATCAGACATGGCATCAACTTTATGTTTTCCGCGCG